TCCATTAATCTAAACATTATCGTATCTTTTTTAACCGCCCATCCCACGCAAGCTCTGTAGCCCGAAGATGGAACGGTTTGTGTTATTCCGCCATTAGTTGACGGGTCTAAATATAGTAAACCACCGGGAGTCCAATTCCAACTATTATTTTCTATTAAACCTTCAACAGCTATTCCCCATTGATTCGCCGAAATATCCTGTATTGCCATTCCTACTGCTAAACTTGACTCCATATAATTTGCATCTGTTTTAGTAAAAACTTGAGCTTGATTTAAACACACTGCATCCCACTGATTTATTCCTGTAGTATCGGCTTGAGCATAGAAACTTAATCTCCGTTGGTCTCTCACAAATACCTCCACATTCGCCAAAGTTTCCGTCAATCTTTGCCAATGAGCCGAACATAATGACAATCTAACATAATCATCTACTCTATGCAAATAAGCAGTAGTTCCGTCGTATCCTCTATCAGAAGAACTTGAACAAATAAATTGAGTATCCGTTTTGCTTGTGTATCTTATTATTTCGAAATCTACATCGGGATAACCAATACTAATACAATCTATTCCACTTGAACCATCTGGAAATCCGTCTGTTGAATCCACTGTAATTACTAATGCCGTAGCGGATAATTCCTCCACCAATTGAGTTCTCTTTACATTACTGCTTGTTCCAAATTGTGATTGTGTATACTTATCTAACGGAAAAGCCATTTAATCCTCTATATCATAATTTGACACTACATAAAAAACTCCTGAATCAGGAACGGTATTAACATCCACAACAAATCTCGTAGAAGTCAATGCCCTTTGAACCTGAACTATCCTTCCAAAATCTATACAATCATTGCTTGAATCATCGAAAATTAACATAAACTTATTATTTACCGCAGTAGCATAATTCCAAACATTCAAATTATCATTTGACTGCCATTTATTACAATCTATAAGATAATGACCTAATAAAGTTCTTCCTCCATTCGTAAAAGTTCCAGTAAATTGCCACCCATCTCTTTCAACTGGTAATATATTATGTATTTTTATTCTTGCTACATTTCTATTCGATAATTCGAAATCAGTTAATAAAACTGGAACAATATCGTTACCACCCGTATCTACATAATTCTTTATATTTCTTATAATTTCCCTTCTTACGGTTACAGGATAATTTCCAAGAGTCGAAAAATCCGATATAACAGTAAAATCGTTTATATCCGCTACATTCCGCAGAGGATTAGGCAAAGTCGAATAAACAGGTTCAGGAGGTAAAGTCCCTAATAAATCATCAAAAACCTCTCCATGATATTCAACACACTCAAATTGAACCGTTTCCCTTCCAGTTTCACTCATCTTTATTATTCTAAAAGGTTTTTCTGTCCAACTCGGTAAATCATGAGAGACTTTTATTACATCCCCCACTTCTTGAACAAATCCAATTGGAGTTTCAAATCTACAAACTGTTTCACATTTCACCCCACTATACAAAAACGAATTCGCTATTCTTGCCGCTTGGTCATGATTATTAATTCCTGGAATTCTAACAATTTCATCAACTACTTTTCCCCTTTCGTTTATATCATCTATATCTTCTGCTTCTGCATATCCTCTATTATTAGCTTTATCGGGGTCATTATACTCTATTATTATCTTATTAGGAGTATGGTCATAATCAATTTTTTCACAAGAAAAACTATTTTTAATTATATTATCCATATTATATTTTTCAACAGAACTTAAATCTTCATTCTTATTTATTCCCAATTTCAATTTACCATCCGTATAAACAAGATAACCTTGAAAAGTATTAAGCATATCACCTATTATATCTATTCTCGGTCTTCTTTGGTCAATAACCAAATTTAAAGTATATCTTCTTTGTCCAGTTTTATAATATTCATTACAGTAATCATAAGCCGAACCCCATGTAGTATTATCGATAATTGACTCATCGTAACCACAACCATAATAAGTATTCGTCAAAAAATCTCTTAAACAAGCAACAGGATTATAACCAGCAGGAGCCCACCCAGATGGGTAACTCCAATTCGAACCGTCCCAAGCTTTTACTTTTAATCCTCTAATTTTAAATTCAAATGAAGGAGTTGAATAACTTGCCCATTCCTGCCTACTTACAGCTACAACCGCATAAGCAACCCCCTTCATACTTCCTAATAATTTAGCTCTTTCCTGCTGTGTATAAATTCCAGAGGGGTCAGCCGATGTAGGTAAAACAATAGAACCAGAACCAGAATCAAAAGCACTTACAAAAGCGCTTCCAGATTTATATTTCGCATCGCTAATTCCAAGTTCGTCTGCTTTATCTTGATTTGTCTTTACTTGGTCTGGAAGCTTTTGAGTCGAAGTTCCGTTATAAAACCATACATCCCACCAAATCTCGTTTCTATCGCCGCCGTGAAAAAAATTAGGATTTGACAAATTTATATTTACAACATCATCATTATATTTTACCTGCCTACAAGAATCTACTTCCCCATATCCAAAGGATATAAAATAATAATTTGTAACAAAATCGCTACCTGCCCAAATCTCGGGGGAACTATAAACCACATTACCAGCCATCATACACTCACCATAAACTATCGGAAGAGGAAGACTTTGAGTGCTTGTATTATCTATAACTATAGCATCCCGCCAAATAGACTTTTTTCTATCCTTCCCCAATAACCATTTGCTTACCATAAAACCAACGGATAACATTCTTGCATATGGCACTAAAGTAGAAGCAGTAGAAGCAACAGCTCCTGCTACACTTTTTACCGTTCCCCATCTACCGCTACTGCCTAAATCTTCAGGATTAAAACCCGATTCACTTATTGGCATTCCCTCTCCTTATAATATTACAGGTTTAGCTCTCCATTTATCTACAATTCCTAAAAACCCACCAAAATTTTCTAAATTATTATGAACATTTAAACATGTATCTTTAGTCTTATCACACCCCTGAAGAAATTTACATTCATCTCCTACTACTATCGGATGTTCAAATGAAGCAAATGTTTTTATTTCCGCTCTATCCCCCTGCTTTGTATGTTCGGCTATCGTTAATCTAACACCTGTATTACTTCCTGAAGTAAACTCAACTGTTCCATTTCTACACTTGTTACTATTTAATGAAGTTATTAATCCGCCCAATCCCCCTATATCAGCAACTCTAAAATGATTATTCAATGCAGGGTCTAAAACCTCAACTACTTTTCCATAATAATAAGTTGAAGCACTTGTTTTACCACTTGCATTACAATAAGTATCACCAAAATTGTGCCTGCAAAAAGGGGAATAAATATCATTCGGGCTTTCTTCATCTAAACTTGATAATATATGCTTCGCTACAATTTTAAATTTTCTCCAATCCGTTTCTACTTCTGTTATATGACCCTCAAATACAGGAACATAATAATTAGAATTATTTACATAATCTCTATATATTCTTCTTATTCTTACTGTTTTCCCCCTAAATTCATATCTATTATTTACAAAATAAGTTAACAAATATTTATCTGCGTTATCAAATATTATAGAAACTTTACTAAAACCTACTCTCGACATATCTGTATTAATTTGTGAATGAGTAACACCTCTTGCATTATAAGTATCACCACCAGTCGGAAAAACTATATCACTTGCATTATCCGTATACCTTAAAGTCAAATTAGAATCCAATTCTATCTCATATAAATAAGAAACCTGTTTCGATGCTGCTTTTACTCTGGTTTCTATCCCAGAATCCAAAGTCTTTGCCATATCATAAATCCTCTATCAATTGTAAAGGGTCTAATCTATATAATTTACCTCCAGACGGATTTTCCCCAACACAAGTTATTCTTAAAGTATTTTTATATCTAACAGAATACGTCTGACCATCTACAGGATTCGTAAAATTAAAAGGAGAATAAATCATCTTCTGTCCTGTATAATGGTCTCTTATTGTTTCCATATCCGTTTGATTCAAAGCATTATATCCAACCACAAAAACCCTTTGAGGAGTATCACGTCTTAAAGATGTATATATTTTACCAGACTCCGATTCAGATGATATAACATCATACAAAATCTGTTCTACAAAAACAAATTGTGGTTTTGGGCTACTTGGAAAATCCGCCATTATCCATACCTCTGAATTTCTTGTCTAACAGGAGCATTTTCCGAAACCCCTCCAAACAAAGAACTTATACCCGTTTCAAACCAACCCATACCTCTCTGATACCATTCTGAAGCCGCTATTCCTGAAGCTATACCTTCGGCTATTTTTATCTTTAACATATCCTTTAAATAATCACCTACTCTATCAAACAAGTTTACCCTGTCCGTAAATGCGTTATAAAATATATATGATAATTCTCTTGAATATCTCCTCGTTCTTTCCACTCGTTCTTGCCAAATTTCCTCATCAATTCTCACCTGAATATCTTTCCATTGTTCTGTTATTTGTATATCAGGAATATAACCTGCAATCAATTGCTGTCTCGTTATTTCTTCAGGAGATTTATATCCAACAACTCCTGCTACTCTTGGCAAACCTTTTGGTTTCGGATAAGCAGGTCTCTTCTCTCTCGGTACTGGTTTTTTCTCAAAAGATTTAGGTTTCTTAACTTCCATTCCCTCTACTTTTATACCCCATCCTAACTGTTCCGCAGTTAAACCAGCTTCCCTGAGTGCTTTTATATCTTCTTCTACTGATTTACGAAATTCCTTAAAGCTTTTTCCCTGTTCTTTTATATCAGGTATATATTTTTTTATCCAATTCATATGTGCTTCTGCCGCCTTCTTTCCTAACCATGCTCCTGCTCCAGCCACGCTTAAAACCAATTTTAACTTCCCCCACAAGAATGCCCCTATTATTCCGTATTCTTTCACCCAGCCAGGAAGTTTATCAAAAATTCCCCACAATTCTTTCATTATATTTCCAACTTTTTTTACCGCTGGAAATAAAGTATCCTCTGTAATTTTTGCCAAATTAAGGAACTTCTCTGCTACAATACCTGCCCATTCATCCAATTTACCTTTATCCTTCAAATCATTAACATTACCAAGTAAAATCCTTAATTTATCAGTTAAATATTCAAAAACTCCTGCCTGCATAACTTTATTCCTAAATAAAAACCAAGCATCAGAAAGCATTGACATAGTTCCATCCCAAGTCTTTGCCAGCTCGTCAGTAGCTCCTCTAAATTTACTTGTAGAAGATTTCCATTCTTCTTCCATTATTCTCATTGTTTCCTCTGCACTATATTTCGCACCTGCCTTAAATCCTAACATCGCAAGAACTCCACGTTCCCTAAACATATCCGCAGCAGCGGCTCCCGCAGAATACATACGAATAAATTGACTTGTCGTATCTCGAAGAGATAAACCAGTAGTTGCTGCTAAATCTCCTATCAATGGAAGCCATTTCAAAACTTCCTCTGCCCCTCCTTTAACTACTGCTGTCAAAGCAGTCGCCACTTCCATAATATCTCTATTTCTTGACTTTTCAAAATAACTTTTAACCTAACTGAATATTGAGAAGTAGCTCTCGCTGCATCAAGAAAAGAACCTGCAAGTTTTCCCAACCCATAAGCTCCAGCCAATCCGACAATAGCAGTCTTTAAATTAAAAATTCTTTCCCGCAAAGTATTAAAGGACTTTTCTGTCCTTTTCATAGCTTCCCTGAATTTCCTATCCCTTAAACCTATTTCACCATAAACTTCGAATACTTTCTTTTCCATAAATTATCCTCAATATTTAGAAGGAATTTTTATTCCCAGACCCTGTGCCATCTTTAACATTTCTTGATTCTCTAAATTATCCTTCTCTTTACCTATACCCATGAATAATTCCCTTATGCAATCAATCTGTTTTAAGAAACTAAAATACTGAACCCATGTAAGTTTTTTAATTTCTTCAATTGAAAAACCATAAAAATATTTCAATAAGGCAAAGGATTGTTCAAAAGTTATTATTTCTCCTTTGCCTTTAACCCGTTTTTTTCCTTTTCTCCTTTATTAGATTCATCCATTGTCGCCGTTGCAAGAGCATTCATAATATCAAAAACCTGATAAGTCTTGGAAATAGTAAATAACCTTTCAACTTCAGATAACTTTATATCAGGATGGTTTTTCTTTAAAGACCTCCACAAAAGAAATATTGCTCCATCTAAAGTATTCATTGCATCCATTATATCGCTAAAAGGAATTGGTAAACGAAGCAACTGAACCAAAATCTCATTTACAATATATCCTTTTCCTTGACATGACATACACCTATTTTCCTTTTCCCCTACAAGACCAGAACCTTCACAAACAGGGCACTTAACAAATTCCGCAGCCCCTCCTTTAGTCCTATTATATGCTTTAATAGACTCATCTTTTAATCTTTGTGAAAAAACTGCCACATCTTCTACTGTAATTGGAGAGAATTTATACTCCTTGCCATTTATAGAAAGCTTAATATCCTGCCCTGTTAATTGTGATAAATCTTCCATTTCATCTCCTCTATTTTATTATGTAGATAAATAAGTCAAAGTTCCTAAACCCTGAAGGCTTATAGGTTCGTCAATTAAAGCATCTACAGGGGCAGTAGGACTTATTCCACTTATCCTGCACCAACCCTCAAGCCTCCTATTATTTGACTTATCCAAATAAAACTTCACTATTAACGGAACCCCTAAATCTCCATAAACTCCAGGACATACCCAGTGTTTATTCGCTGTTGCTGTCCAGCTTGTTTGCCCTGCCAAATAATTCCTATATCCATTATCATCAAAATCAGTTGTTTCTAACATATCGACTGACCAGTCAATATCATTACCAAAAAAACCTCCTAATTGTGAAACTTCTGTATAATCATAATCCACCGTAACCGCTCCACTTGGAGTATTATCAAAAGTAATAACTCCACTCGGAGTAACTGTAAAAGCTTTACCTATACTTGTTCCTCCATCATAAACAACCATTGAATTCCAAACAATATTTGAATTAGCCGTTTGATATGATTTTCCTGAACCCGATGGAGTCTCTCCAGTCACTGACATCGTAAATGTTGACCACGTTGCATTCGTAATCGTTCCATTATTTCCATTTCCACTTGCATCAATTAAATTAGTCCCTGTTCCTTCACTAATAGGTAAATGAACAACGGCAAAACTTCCAAATCCCTCTTGATTCAAATCAGGATACATTCTTCCTTTACCACTTGTAGGGGAATTATTATATCGAGAAGTCACATTTGTGGAAGACATCGCTAAACCTTTATATATAATCACTTCCCCTATTCTTCCAGTAATACAATTTGAGGCATCCGAAGCAACTGCCCCTATCCCTAAATTCACACCATTAGCAAGTGTTCCTGTAGTAGTATCAGAAACAGCAGTAGCATCCGAAGAACCATCCAAATAGATATATAAATTTGAACCTGCATCCCTTACACAAACGAGATGGTGCCAAATACTGTCATTAACATTCGTCGAACCAGTTATTGAAGAGGTATTCGTTCCGTCTCCTATTTCAAAAACTATATTATTAGA